CCTGATGGCTGCCGAAAAGGTGGAAGCCGTGGAAGAACTTCCGGCACTTTCTGAAGAAATATACATCCCGGAATTAGAGGAAGAAACGAAACAACCGGAGAAGTTAGGTAATATCCATTTAACCGAAATGGGCAACTTTAACGGCGTGCGCTATTATAACATTGAAGGCGCTGGAATCATAACCAGTGCGAAAGTACGCGAGGACATGCAGCCGGGCGATATTTTCAACGTGTACACAGATAAGGAGCGAAAATATAGTGTAACTTATGACGGTGTAAGCCTGGAAAGCAGTTTAAAAAACGATCTGCCCGGTATAATTGAGTTTAATTGCAAAATAGAATCGGGCACGCTTAGCGCTTCATCACATTATACCCCGCTTACTGAGGGAGTGGAATTTTATGAGAAGAAAGTAAAAGGAAAGCGTTACACCGTCAAGGATAAGCCGTTAACACTTGGATATTACGGCATATTAGATAATTTGGACAACTGTATAATAGAATGCTATCCGACTAAGGAAGAAGCCGAAAAAGAGGCGGAAATACTTAACGGGTTTACGGATGGTAACGGACGATTAAAGACGGTCATTTAATTAGCTGAATATGGTTTTGTTGGTTTTGTTATTCGGTGCTGTGATATTCATTTCCGGCACCGACAGGGATAAGTTACGCGAATTTTTAAACAAAAATGATGAATCAGATAAGTTTTAAGGATATGACATCAAAAGAAGCATTAAAGCAATTGCAAGTATATTGTGCGGCAAATGGTTTCGCCCTCTATCCATCAAGTTTGCCGAAACAAACATACTCTATAATATTGGCGGATGGTGACAACGGCGAAATAACAACACGTTACCCGAATAAGCGTATAAGCGGGTATTTCACCCCGAAAGAGTTATTAATATGGATCGGAGGATACTACGCAGCATTGCAAATAAAATAAAGTGATTATGAGAGTTTATTTTGCAGAAGTAAAAACAAGATATCAAGCGATTAAAGAATGTCCGTTTACGCCTTCAAATGTCGCCAAAGTGTGTGGAGGCTTCATGTGTTTTGAGTCTACGAATGACTACAATACATGGAAAAACCAAAAGTAACCAATTATCCCGTATCGGCTTAACCGTGGTCTTTGATGAATATACGGGAACTAGTTTTATGAACTTAAAAACATTAAATCATGAATATATACGAATTTATACACAAGAATGGATATAAAGCCTTGCAAGGCAAACAAATTGATGTATGCGGTGAAAAATGCTTCATCCATGAACGATTTTTCACACCTGAACAAATTCTTGAGCATACAGATATAGAATACCGAATAAAGCAGGGGAGAGAACCATATTTCAGGCTTTATGGCGGTGAAACGCAAAATGCTGATTTAGTGAGATGGATATATCCAACATACGAAGTAATAAATGAATAAATATAAAATATATTGCCACATGTTAGCATAGACGTACGTTGGGGCTTTTTGCCAACATATCATCTTATGACACCCCGGCAGTAATACGGCTGCCGGGATTGCGGAAAAGGATTAAAAAACGAATTATTTACAATTAAATCAAAGCGAATATGAGAACGAAAACACCCGAACAATTAAATAAGCAATGGAAGCGAATAAGCAGCTATGTAAGGCAGCGCGGCAGATTTATGGAATACTTTCGCATATACGCACGTTATCGTAACCGCATGGCAAAGTATTTAGGCTCATCGCCTTATTGGCCAATAAATACAGGCTACCAATACACGGAAGGAAACAACGCGCCTACACCGCGCAAGGTGTAGGCAGGATATTAATAACGAATTATTAACCGCAAGCAATTGCACAAAACGGAAAGTATGAATATTATTACAGATAGAACAAAAGCCCCTGCAAAGCTGCACTATAGGGTAAGCAATAACAGCGGATCAATAAATAAAGAGTTTGGCAAGAACCAGCAAGCAGCCTATGACTTTGCAAACGGAATGAAAGAAACGGCAACTATACGCGGGTATTTCGTTTTCAAAAAGCGCGGAGAATGGCAAACTAATACGGTATTTATAGACCATGTGTTTAAATAACCAACTATCCCGGCGTGGGGGACAACAAGCGGAGCGACACCGCCGCCGGGAACTGATAACAAACTAAAATTATAAAGATATGAACAGATTAAAAAACGCCATTGAGGCAGGAAAATTCGCATGGGAAAGGTATCTGAACGGTAAGACATGGAACGGCATAATGCTGCGTACACAACCATTGTTTTGCTGTTACGGGCAAATAGGTTATCAGGTGTTTGTGTACGACCGTGAACAATATGCAGCCACATTCACATACGATTGGGAGAAACAGCAAACCGAAATTTCTATTAACTAAAATAAGGAGGAACGAACTATGTTTTTTATACTGGTGGTAATTTGGATAGTGTGCGGAACATTGAAGGAAATGACGGGGCACAACGGTTTCTAAGAAGAATTAAACGAATTGTATTAACTTAAAAACGGATATTGAATTATGGGAAAGATATATGCCTATCACCGCTTCTCGACTGACGAGCAAGACGCACAAAGCCAGAGAAATATAATAGCAAAGTATGCCGAATCAAAAGGGCTGCAAATTGATGAGATTATTTCCGATGAAGGAATAAGCGGAAGCGTTTCGTACAAAAAAAGAAACCTATCCGAATTGTTATCAAAGACGAATAAAGGAGATACTATTATAGTGTCGGAAGTTTCACGCCTTACAAGAGGTGGCATTATAGAACTTAGTGATATGATAGCCGAATTTTTCGCCCCAAAGGGGTTGCGGTTAATCATCTCAAACGTGAATCTTGATATTGATTGCTCCGACATGAATCCACTTATAGAGCTGCAATTATCCATGATGGCAACTTTTGCTAAGATAGAACGGCTTAATATAAAGAACCGTACTAAAGCTGCATTGGAAGCAAGAAAGAAAAAGATAGAGCAAGAAGGCGGCTTTTACTCAAAATCGGGCAACTGGTGCACCTCTTTGGGTGGTACTACATCCGGACAGGCAAAAGGAGGTAAGGTGAACGGGGAAAAGAGAAGAAAAGAAGCGATGGACGACAAGCTAAACCGGACGATTGCCGTAATGCTGCAAGACTGCCAAACACCGCAGGATGTTGACAAAGTAGCGGACAAGCTAAATGCAATGGGATTAAGGACGGCTACCAATAAAGAGTTTACACGGAATCGCCTTACCGCATTGCGCACTAAGATAAACAGACGTGCGGAATACGCTAAAAGTATGCTTTAAAACATACTTTATAAAACGAATTACTGATTTATAAATGATAATTTTGCAAACAATTAACGCTTAGCTATCGGCATGACGGGCAATTTATTATGAATCAAATTGAAGAATTTGTAAATGATGCGGAACAATTGATGGAAGCGATATTGAAAAACAATGTGAACGGTGAAGAAGTAGAAGTAACCGCCACAACCAATCACCCTGACAGTAGCTACGGACAGGCTGTTTGGGTAGACGAAAAAGGAACGGCGTATTGCCAAGTAGGGATGGAAGCACCGTTTTACACAGTAATAAAAAAGTAAGGTTATGAAAACGAACGAATTTATACATAGAATAGAGAACGGAGAAGCAAAGGTTCTAACAGTTGAAGAAGCCAAGAAACTGAAAGGGAAGAAAATATATTGGTTCTATTTCGGATATTCAGGAAACGAAAACGAAGTGCAAGAAATGAAGGTCGGTGATATAGTATCAGAACTTGAATATTATTCAAGCCAACCTTGTGAAGGATATGAATCACGTGCTGACTATTGGAAGTCGTATATGTCAGAGAAACAACTTGAAACAGTAGACAAAACATTGATGCTGTTGGATTCTGACGGGAAGGACAAATTTATTAAAGCACATTTAAACATGAACTTCTTCGATGAGCCGACATTCACTTGTTCAGACGCTGATAGAGAGGTTTATTATTTGGTTATAGAGTGAATTACCGCTAAACTAAAGATTTAGGGGCTTTCAAATGCGAACTCTTATAAAACTAGGGGAAATATCCTTGGTCTTTCTTTAATCTTTTTGGGGGTAGAAAAAACGGGAATTACAGGCACAACGATATCACCCTTGCCAACACGACAAAGGGTATCAGTCTATAAATGAACCTCTCTATACGTTCCATCGCATCACAGCAAGTAAACGGCAGAAATACCAGTGAGGCACATCATCAGCCTGCTCAAGCAATATGTTCAACTTATCTTCTTCCATATTCTGTTAACATAAAAAAAGCGGTAAAACCGTTGGGAATTACCGCTTTGAAATTTATAAGTCTATTTTATTATGCTACATTGAATATTTCCTTATTCTTGTCTTTCCATAGCAATACATTTGTTCCATATTTATTCAACGCTTCAATTAACTTATTTGAAGGTTGAACAGAATCGTTGATAATAGCCAAACTGCGGAAGCTCTTTCCTGTCTGCTTCTCTCTCTCTTCTTTTGTATCGCCTAAGCAAAACAGATAGCTACTTACATTATCCTGTCTTAATGTGTTAAATGACTTTACAACAAGCTCGCTTTCTCTTCCTGCTATCTGAAAATCAAAATTGAAATCAAGCCCTGATTTTCCGCGAACTATAAAAGATGGAGTATAAATTACATTACAAGAATCTGCAAATGCCATTACATCTTCTGAAAATAGCGAAGATATATTATCTTTTGACAATAATGACATATCACTGATATTCATAATAGCGGATATAAGTGAATGCTTTCTTTTGGCAAAATCAGCCCCATTTGATTTGATATACAATTCATCTCCATTTACCAATACTCCATGATTGGACAATACCTTTTGCAGATAAGATCTCCTTTTTGAAGAGCGAGAAATATCTACACCTGACATCTTTAAATTTCCGATAGTCTCACCGTCATCCGATAAAATAATCTCGGATTCGGATACTTTCTTTATGAATATTTCTATATTGTCATTAAACAAGCCTACGAAAGGAGTGGACACCGAAAACCATCCAGTTCCCTTATCTTCTTTTATGGCTGTATTATCTTTTAGCCAAGAATAGTATTCAGCTATTTTATTATCAATCCATTCCATCATATATAAGATTACCTGTTATTATTATCTTTGTTTCGAGATGTATAAAGTCAGAAACGGCAGATATAATATTTTTTAATTCGTTGTGATATTCATTAAAATCAAATCTCTTGACTGGGAAAAAATCATCATCTACCGGAATAGCCCATGCCGCAGAAGTGTAGCCTTGAACATGATAATGAACGTGGTTTCTTCCTATAACCTTTCCTGTAAATGGCTTAAACATACTTGGTACATATTCGTTTACAGTCGAAGGGTTCGTATGGTTTGGACCGTTAAAGTCTATCCTAAACAGACAATATTGAAATTTCCTCTCCTGTGTATGCAACGAAATTTTTGTTCTCATCTTTTCACTTACGCAGATTCTTAGCAAAAAATCAGGATTCCGATCTATTGAGTCAGATGAACAAAGAGTTAATCTAAAATCGTTGGACTTGGACAAGTCAAGCTCAAATACACTTATACGTTCTCTATTATCAATTATAGATTTAGGAACAGATATAAGTCTATCTGCTTCTTCTTGTGTCAATATTACATCTTCTTTCATGCTACAAAAATAAGAATTAGTTAGTAAGTATAAAAATAATAGCACATGTTTAAAGGCATTGTGAATATATAATTCTTTCCAATTCTTGCAATATTAGAGAGAATTGTATAGATAAAAACTTGTAAAAACGGTAATTCCAACAAGTCAAAGAACGCTTCTGTTCGATTATTATTTTTCCAGTCCCTTTCTACAATGTTCACATAAAAATTTCTTCGCTACCGGAAACATCTTCTGTCCCACATATCCGCTAAGATACTGCGCTTCCTCACCATAGGGATCAATCCCGAAAGCCTTGGAGATATGCCGGCACAAATGACCTTTTTCGTGGTCCCACGAATTTTGAAACTCTTCGGGAGTGGAGGTTAGTGAGATAACCATTACCGTCTCTCTTCTCCTGTAGTCCGAATAGGTTAGACCGGTATTCATTCTGCCTTCAGTCAGATTGCGATACGCACGCTTGAGGGAATCCCCCCTGCATCCTATACGGTACAGGTCCATAATGATCCGATCCGCCCAATAGGTGTGTACCGCATAATACACTTTGACGTGCCAGTCCCCATATTTTGGTATGTAGAACTCCTGAACAATCATATCACATCCGACCAGATTACAGGAATCCCTTTACCTATACAGGTGGCAAAGAACTCGTCAAACGCCCTGCAAGGATCGCCATCAATATCATCAAGGTAGCACTTTATATGCTTGCACAAATGTGCCTCGTCAACCAATGATTTTTTATAGAAATCCGCTTTCAGCATGTTTGCGACATAAGCAACGTCATAACCCTTGTCGTGCTCGATGGTAATTCCGTTCGCTTTCAGCATATCGTCCACTTCGTCTTTGCTCCACGGCTCCAACTTTTTTTCTTTACCCGTGGTTTCGTCTTTCACTTTCATTTTTGAGACGGCCCATTCATAAAGTTTCTTGCTGAAATGAAAGCCGTATGCTTCCAGATATTCCCTCATGCCAGATGGGAATCTGCTGTATGTATCCAATCTCTGTTCCATAACCTTTGTTTAAAAAGAGGGGCATTCCACCCCTCCACCATTAATAAAACTCACCGTTGGCGCGTCTGCGTCTGCGTTCTCCCATGTCATCCATGCGGGGATATTCAGGGAAATAGCCGGGATATCTGCGTTCTCCCATACCTGATCCTGAATAATTTCTTCCGCCATCACGGAAGCCCATGTCTCCATGAATCTCTCTCATGGCCTTTTCGTAACCGTGGCGGCAGCCTTCCTTGTAGGCTTCTTCCACCTCGTCACCTCTCATTCCGAAGCCGCGTCCGTAATCGTCACGCCCTTCTTCTAATATTTCCCACATTCCCATAATCATTTCTTTGTTTTGGATGTTTCAACCACTCCGAGCTGTTCCATAAGCCGTTTGTTCAATTCCATAAGGTCAGACATGTTCTTGCTCATTTCCGACATTTGCCCTTTCAGAGAGGATATTTCCTGCTCCTGACGTTGTTTCTCGGCAAATTCAGGGTTCAAGAGCGTAAGCATCTTGTCACACCCTGCAATGACGGAATTGTGAAAATCCATGCTGTTGATGATGTCTATGCTTTTCTGTTTCATAGAAGCGACCTCGTTATTCATCGCATCACGTGAGCATGACACTACGATATTGCCGTTCTGTCCGAAGTCGGCTATATCCATGCCGGCAGGAAGATTTTGGAAAGTCGTGTTCTGCCCGTTGATACAGACAACAACATCCACAACCATTTCCATTTGGGGCAACTGTCCCATAGGGGATGCCATAGGATATTTCGGCTTGGGAGCGGAAACGCTGACTACCGGGCCGTATTCGATAAACGGGTTAGCATCCTTATGAAGTATATATAACTGGTTATTGGTACGAAGTGATTGAAACATATTGGTTTAATTTTAATAGGGTGCCAAGAACCCCGGCACCCGTGTTAACTACTTGCTTTTGCTTGACATTGCTTCTGCCGTTGCAGCCGGAGTAGCGGTAGGTCTGTATCCGCCATTAACAAGGAACAGCTCGTTGGTGTATTTGTTATAGTGGATTTCATAAATACCGGTTCCGGCAAGGTTGGCAACCGTAATAGGCTCGTTGTTGTAAGCTAACAACGGTCTTGTATCCCCGTTGGTCCCTATCAATATAGGCAGCGTGGCAGTCGTGCCGGCAGGGATCGCCTGACGAAGATTGACATAGAACCCTCCGACATAATCCCTGTTGCGGAACGCATGGTTAGGAAGCTCCAAAGTCACATTCTCAGTACCGACTGTTACAGCCACCGTAGGAAGAGTGTTGTAATTCACTCTGCCAAGGGAGGGAAACGGGAACGGAAATCCTGTAAAAAAGTTAGGCCACATATCTACCTCCTTTCTCACCGGATTAACCCCAGTAGTTATTGCAACCGCATCCGTAACCACCACGGCCATATACAGCATCACCTGCATAAGCACCGTATGCTGCGGCACGATATGTATCCACGTTCACACCTACAATATTAGGGTATTGTACCGGGACAGTGTTAGGTAATTTACATTTTATACCATCAACATCGCTCTGCAATGCCTGCAATCCGGCTGCTAAAGGAGCGATCTGTTGTCCTACCGCACTCAGGATAGTGGCGTTCTGGTTACGCTGAGAGATTTCGGCTGTCAAAGTAGCCTTTTCCGCAGTAAGAGATGCGATCTTGTCCTGCAATGCCTGATTCTGAATAGCGTCAAGTTTGGCAAGGATGGCATTCGTGTTGGCTGTCGCACCATCACGCAATGACAATGTGTTCTGGTTAGCAGTGTTGACTAATGTGTTAGTCTGGTTGCACATTGCAAGCTGGTTCTCGTATCCCTGTGTGGTTACAAGCTGTTTCATGTCGCAGCAACAGCTACAGATCTGAGATGTCAGAGCGTTGTTACCTTGCATGATCGCAGTGAGGATACTGTTGGTGTTCTGGCCCATTTGGTTGCCGAGACCGCAGATAGCCTGTGATACAGAGTTAATACCGGCAAGGATTTGGTCTGATGATGTGTTCACAGCTTGTGCTAATGCTGCAATGTCGACACCGTTTCGGTTAAGTGTCTGCATGATCATTTCTCTTCCTTCGTTCGCTCCTTGGTTGTTGTTGCCACCAAATCCGAAGTTCCCGTTACCGAAGATGGCTGCAATCACAATCAATGCGATGATGTCCTGAAAACCGCCATTGTTTCCGAAGAAACCTCCGTTTCCGTTTCCTCCCATCAGCCCCATCAGATAGCCAGTGTCAATTCCACGGTTCTGCAAGGACGGAAGAATGGACGCAAGCAGGCCATTGTTTGCGCCGGTTCCACCGTCTTGGTTAAAAACATAAGTTCGTTCCATAAGTATTTGTATTTTGTATCCGGTCAAAATCGACCGTGCACAAAAGTATATAGATCATAACTCATGGAAAATCAGTTGTTTCCCAACAAATTCTTTATATCGTCCCAATATATTCTCATCATTTTCCCACTCTCCATCCTCTCATGGAAATTGGATATCATGTAGTTGACAGCACGTTTGGTCTTATGGATATGAGCGGCTATTTGTGAAGGGTACATACCGCTTTCGAAAAGAAAAAATACAAGAAGATACCGGGCATCCACTGTTTCCATATTCTTATCAGACGATAATATTTGGTCTACAGACACTTCTGTTTCTTTTGAAACAATATTAATTATTTTGGCAAAGATTTCTGACTTGCACATGTTTTTTCTAATTTTTTATTCTTATCTTTGCCATGCCACATAAAACAAGATATATCGATGAACAAAGCATAAGACATTTTGTTGAAGATATTTAGCCTCCAACGTGCAGTGTCTTATGCTTTTATCATGTTTTTATGTGGCAATATTAATATGAGCGTTGGGGGCTTTTTTTTGATTCTAAGCCCCTGAAAGAATTACTTTTGTTATGAGTTTTTCTATTATGTGCCACGCTTCTACCTGTGGCATTTTGGTTACTATTTCATCTTGCACCTCCCTTCTTCTTTATCAGCCAAATGACTACGATTAGTAATATTAATATAATACCTATTGAAAACTCTCCTAGTTCTAATTTCGTCTTCTGCCACCATGTTAATTCCTTCTCCACAGGGTAGGGGACTTCTAACTCTTTCTCCTTCTCTATATAGGCTGTATCGCGAATCATCCTGTCACGGTAGACTATATGCCACTTGTCAACAAACACTGAATCGCCTTTCTCTTTTATATGGACAGAATCCTTAATGTAGATGGAATCACGCTCATGCATGGTAAGATAAAGACTGTCAGTCCTTATAGTTTCTACCGGGACATACCTTATGCTCCGGCATGATCCAAACAGCAATAGCAATGCTATCCCTACCGCAATCCATATATAGACTCTCTGTTTCATCCCTCAAATTTTATATCATTTATACGGTTCATCCAGCCCCGTTTGAACTTGTTGTTTGCTGGGCGTTTCCGGCATATATCCTCGATGAAATCAAACCGTGCAATCTTGATCTGGTCAAACAATTCACGGGGATTACGGGAATTTACTGCGGCGAGTGTCTTAGGCCCGACAATGCCATCAGGAATCACACCAACCAAATCCTGCGGTACTTTAATACCATGTACCCCAGAAGCCCATACAAAATCGCATACTATCTCTGCTATACTTTGGCTTCTTATTTCATCCGCATTCCATCTATCCCAATACAACATCTTCAAGATACTTTTCCAATCGTTATATGACAAATCCATCAACCTTCCGGTCGTAGGTTTTGGATAACCTTTTCTACGACAATATTCCTCATAGGTAGCCATTGTCACACCTACCATAGTTTGTCCTCCTAAATCATCGGGATCATCAGCCCATCCTGTTTTTCTTGCTCTTTGAAAAAGAGACTCATTGGTTTCATTGCTTTTCTTACTTATACCAGCTTCCCATTTTATAAGAAATGGTATGAAATGTTCAATATTAGCCATTTTTCTTTTCCTCCTTATCTTTAAATTATAAAATTACTATTATTTTTGTCGCAAAAAATATGGACTTATCAGAACTTATTAGAAGCTATACTCCTGAACAGAAAAATGTGTTCAGTGCTTTTCTCATCCAACTACCATTAATATTTACTATAATGTATTTATACATACCTGCTTTTAAATCCTTAGAGCTTTATTTGCAAGTAATTTTTGCCATATCTGCGTCTACATTATCTATTTATTATTCTTTTTGTTTGTTATGTTTATGCTCCGTTTGTTCCCGATACAGGTTTAATATGGAAATACCTATACTTATTATGCCAACATTGACAGCTGCATTTCTTTTACTGCGTTCGCCAGAAAGCTATTTAAACGGGCATGAATATGTATTAAGAATAGCGCTTAAATGCACGTCATATTTCTATGGATTCATCGGAATTACAGGATTCTTTTACCGAAAATGCGTAGATTATGGCATAAAGTGCAAAAGGCGCAATAAAAATAAAATCAATTAAACTCATTTCTTTTCCTCCTTTTTATTTTCTGTTATTATTTCATTTATATCCTCTTTTTCTACATCAAGCACCTTCTTACCAAACAGACCTAACGCCTTAAGCATATTAAAGCTGTATCCTTTGGGCTTCAATATATTTGATATGATAGAGCAAAATTCAATGAAGCAAACTAACAAACAGGAGTATATGTCTATATCCCATTTGCTGCCGGATGCAATGTTTATCATGACAACCATACAAACAAAGGCGAAGTAGGTTACAAGTTTACCCATTGTGCGGCGTATTGCACTAGAGAAACGAACCTTTTCGCCCATTAAAAGGCTTTTCCTTATTCCAAAAGCCAAATCACATATCACTACTGCAAATGATACAATAATCCAAGGTATCATGTGCTCCAATGATTCTGCTATAAAACCGCTTACTATTACGGAGAAGCCACCCGGTATGGCTTGGGTCGTTATACTATCTCTTACCATCAGAATGATTATTTAAATGTATTAAATTAATTAGTCACTTATGAATACTCTTAGTCCTGCTCCCCTTGAATTTGAATTTGGTGCGAATACACGGTCTATTCTATCTGAAATAATCTCCAAATATCCCGTCTGCGCTTTCAATTCAATTAGCATGGGGTTTGTTTCAGCTTGTGATTCTAAACTATATCGAGCTTCTAACAGATTTCTGATAGCTGTTATATCAGTAGTTTGCTGGTTTACAAAGAATCTGATAGAGTTTAGTAATGCCTCAAGTGCCTCGGCAGTAGTCTCTGTTATACCTTGTATGCTTTGGGTGAGAGCGGACAGATTTGCTTTACCTCCGGGTCCCCATCCTATTTGGTTAAAAATTTCTTCTGCCGCCTCGTTATATTCACCAAACACTTCCTTCATCTTGTCAGACCAGTCTTTGATGGCTTCGGTATTAATATCATTCGGCTTTAAAAAATCCGTATATGCCTTTTGAAGTCTTTTATATTCCTCACTATTTTCTATCTCATCAGCAGCGGCATTTGCCTTTTTTGCGACACTTTTCACAACCGAATTATTGGCTGTGTTTCTTAGCTTGGTTATTTGGGCTTGAAGTTCAAAATACCTTTCTTGATCCTCTTGCTCCATATCTGTTCTTGTTGCAATTAGACTGTCAAATTCTTCAAACATAGGTTTTAAGAACTTGTCAGATAATCTTAGAAGTATCTGTTGTTTTACATAGTTTTCCATAAAATCATCAAAACTTTCTTGAAGTCCAGACAAGCCATCCCCTGTTTCTTGAAACGCTTCCAACCATGCCGATGCAAAATTCTCAGCCAATGTTTTGAAATTTTCATCGGAACCTACACCGCCAAGCTCCGCTATCATGTCATTAGCACTGTCAGCCAAAGTATCCCTGAGATCTTCAATCTGTTCCTGCCATTCGTTTATTTTGTCCCAGTCAGTATCTTTCTTATCTCTTTCGGCGGCTATCATGGCATTGAGAGATACTATCTGTTTGTTTATGTTCTCATTAAGTTCATTCCCATATTCTTGTAGCTTTGTTATATCCCATACATTGTCTATACTCTCTTTTAGCTTGTCGTATTCACGTTCCAGCTTCTTTATCTTTCTTTCATGTTCTTCTATTTCTTTTTGTAAATCTTTGTCATGGTTGCCGAATATAGATGAAAGAATGGTGGCTACAGCTTGTAATGCAATTAGTACCCATCCAATTGGTCCTAATGCAGCATTCATGGCAACACCCATCTCTTTTGCCGCTTCTGTACAAAGTCCTAATTGCAATTGAAACATTACTGCCTGTATAACTAAATCCCCAATAGTTCCGACCATGTTTAACAGCCTCATACTTGTACTATCGGTGTCTTCTCCCATTGTTTCAAGGATAGACACTATGCTTCCCATTGCCTGTCGTCCCGCATTTCTTACAGAATCCCAGGCGGATTTCATGTATTCAAGGCTGCTTCTTGCATCTTTGAAGTATTTTAAATTCTTATTCGCATTTTCATTCTCCTTATTGTTGTCATTTATCGTGTCTTGTTTTGCTTTAACCATGCTTTCCAATACGGAAATAGATTGGTTATAAAGATCTTTGTTTTTTTCAATAAATGATGATTCAACAGAATCTTTTTCAATAGATTCTTTTTTTAGTGCTATAATCGTATTAAGGTCAGATATTTGCTGTTGCAAATTTGTATTTTCAATGTCATTCTCAGCAATTCTTTGTAGAAGCCCTTCTTCTGTTATACCTTGTGACTTTAGTTCTTTAATTTTTTCATACGATTTTAAGAACGATTCCAGAGGACTTCTCTTAAAAAGTTGTTCATCCATTTTGTTGTAGAAGTTCATTACTTCCTTTAGCTGGGATGGATCAAGATTCTTCATCTGCTCTTTTAACGTTTCAAGTTTGGCTTTCATATTCTCAATGGCTTTTGTTGAAACGTTTTCCAAGTTGTCGAACATATTCATATAGGTATCTGTACCCTTAAATGCCTTCCATGTATTTTCAGACGATTTCTTGTCATATTGTGCTTTCAAATTTTTGCTGTATTGTTCTTGCATTTCTTTTGTAAGCACATCCTTAAACGTCTTTGTTTGTTCATCATAGACCTTTGTATAAATTTTGCTTCTTTCTTTATAATACCACATATCTAACTGCAACTGATCTGAAAGCTGTGTTTTATAAGCTTTAGTCAGTTCGATAACAAGGTCTTGACTGTCCTTTATACGCTGCTGGTTCAGCTTGTTTAAGTCTGCTAAATATTGCTTGTTGGCATCGGTATCAGCAATAAGGTATTCGCCTTTCGGAAATTTCTTCTGATATTCTGCTTCAATCCCTTTCTGCACATCGTCCAAGGTCTTGGCAAGTCCGGGGAACAAAGCCTGCACTTCGGCTTCGGACAGTCCTGCATCTTTCAGCTTCTGGTGTAAGTCTAAGCTGTTGAACATGGATTCAATGTTATCTTTAGTTTTGTCTAGCTGCTTTTTAAAATCATCTGCATCCTTTTCGTCAAACAAGACATTAGCATCTTTTTGTGCTCCTATCTTCTTCCTAAAGTCAGTAATAATCTTTGCAAGTTCCTGCAAAGCCTTTGCCGTATTTTCCTTATTAGGCAAGAATGCTTCCCCTATGATATTTTTAGGCATCTGAACATCTTTCAATTGGGATGCGTAGCGTTCCATGACTGTCTTAGCTGCCTTATCGCTGCCCATTACCTTATTCAGCTTCTCGTATTCCTTGTTAAGTTCTTTGATAAGAGAAATGCGTTCTGCTAATATGTCACGTTCATGTTTGGGGTTTGATTGAGGATCTTCTTGATTTATTCCTGGTCTAAGAGGAACTTTTATATCTCCCAAGTTATATATATCGTATGCAAGTTGCTTCTTTATATCAGACCATTGTTTGGAAAAATCTCCTTTATCTATTAAAATCTTAAATTGTTCTCTTGTTTTATTACCTTTTATTACCTCATCATTTACGGAATCAAAGATTTCACGTATTTCTTTAGTTGCTTCTTCTTTATCTTTCTCCAAATCTTTCTTTGTTCCAAGAAATGAGCTGGCGATAGAACTTTTCTTACCTGCAAAAAGAACACCATTCTGTAACTTCTCCAAGTAGTCTGCAAGTCTTTTGTAGTAGTCAATTAAATTCTCTCCTTCTTTCTTTCCTTTTACTAGTTCTTGTATGTATTCTTTTGCTCCTTTGCCTAAGGAGGTTGATTCTTCTGAAATCCTTAATAATTCAGCTTGTATTTTGTTACCCTTCGCTATAAAGTCATAGAAAGCGTTTTCGTATTCGTCTAAATCTGTTTCAATATCATCATTACCTATCAGCCATCCTTTCTTTCTGTTTTCTGCATAGTTGGCTTCAATCTTCCTAATATCTTCCAAGAATCCTGTATATTGTTTTTTATACTCTTCAAACTGTTCTTTTGCTTCTTTTTCTGATATATTAGGCTTTATCTCTATTTCAAATCCTTCATTATTCATCTCTTTTACAAGGGATGATAACGCTTTTCTTGTATCATTTTTAGCTATTTCGTCTATTTCTCCTATTCTTAACTGAGCTGTATAATATTTATTGCTACTTTCTCGTAACATTTTGTTGTATTGAGAATGCACATTCCACAACTCATTAACAAGTTGTAAAGCCGCTCCAAGTGCTATTAACGGAAATGATGTTTTGAACGCTAATCCCAAAGAACGTAATGCGGTTTCTGCTTTTGTAAAAGCAAAGGAAAGCAAGCTAACTCCATTTGCAGCGGCTTTTATCTTAGGGAGTAAAACCATTGAACCAACTACAATGCCAAACGCTTTTGCCACTTCGACAACTGTTTCCCAATTATCAATCAATACCTTAATAGAATCAATAGAACCTTTCAGTGTATCTTCGTTAGCCTTACCGATAGAGTTAAGCATCACATCAATACTGTCTTTCAAGTTGGAAATTTTACCCTGCAAAGTTTCGGCTTGAATTTCCTGCATATTGTAGAACAATCCTCCGCTGTCAGTTAACCGTTTGAAGATGTTCTCAATATCTTCAAAGGTTACTTTTCGTTTTGAAATCATATCCACAATTTGGGCAGTGGTATATGCTTCGCCTTTAACTTCTTCAAAGTAGCGTTGCAATTCTCCATACAAATTGATACCTGCTTCCGTAAACTGACGAACTTCCGTACCACGCAAATACGCTGCCGCTTTGACCTGCCCATAAGCAAGAATAAGTCTGCCCATATCAACACCTAAACCAGCGGATACATCGGCAAGTCGTTTTGTCGTGTCATATAACTTATCCGATTCAATACGGTATGCTGCAAGCTGTTTTGTGAATGTAACCAATTCCTTAATTTGGAATGGCGATTTTACAGCAAGTTGGACGGTCTTGTTGAATATCTGGTCTGCTTGCGCTTTATTCTGTAAAATGGCTTCCAAGGAACGCTGCTGTAATTCAAATTCTCCACGTACATTTGCCAACTTACTGATATACCCTTCAATCTGTGATACGGAGAACACCAAGGCAAGCTGACGGCTTAATTGCCCAGCCGTATCCATTAGGTTCCGGTGGCGTGTGGCCAGTTGCTGCGATTGTACTCCTGCTTGCTGCAAGGCTTGGTTGTGCTTGGCGATGGCTTGGTTTATCTGTTCAAGTGTCTGCCTGTAGTTGGCATCTGTAGTGTTTAAAGACAAACGAGCCTGCTTCAAGTAGTTTATGGCTGTTACTTGGTCACGCAAATATTTGGCGTTTCTTGAATAGTCCAATGCACCTTGCGGCGTAGTACGTTGAGCTATTTCTTGCTGTCTCGCTAATTGTTCTGCTGCTTTTGCCGCACGCCTATCGGCTGCTTCTTTTCGTTGTGCGGTTTTCTCTGCCGATTGTACTCTCTGTTCGTCAGTTTGGCGTTGGTAGTCAAGCTCCATTTTCATGTAACGCATGGCATTAACGGCCGTCTGTTGCTGTTGTTTTGAAATAGTCTGTGTATTCTCAACAAACTTTTTCAAGTCAGAAATACTTTCTTTCAGTCCGGCTATATTCCATCCGCTAAACGAACCTTGCCCTATTTTTTTATCACCTATCCGATTCAGTAAATCTGCTGCACGTGAAAGGCTTTCGTTCATGGATGTGGTTTTCTTTTCGGTATCTCCAGCTCCTTTACTTACTCCCTCAAACGGATTCCCTTTAGACCCAATCGAACTTATCTTGCTGGCTAACGAAGCGATTGCGCTCTCCAATTTGGAAGTATCTACTACCACACTGCCAAACCCGTTTTTCAACGCATCCGCAGCCGTATGTGCATGTTTCTCTATCTTCTCCAGCTTCTCATCGAAACTGTCCAACTTCTTTAATACATCGGGTGTTATGTTGAGGAATGCTCCTGCTTCATTATCTGGCATATCGTTATCCTTTTTTATTAATTATGGGCATACCCAAATCATTCAAATTCTTCAAATCGTCAACCGAACTTATCTTGTTGACCTTCTTCTTTTTCTTATCCTTATTTCCGTATTCTACATGGGAAAAATCAAACGAGCTTAACCGGACTTGCCCGACCGTCATTTCCCATAAATATTCTTCACGAGAGCACCAAGTGTTGGAGCGCAGAAAATCAATCATCTGCCCCCATTCGGTACGGGATATTATCAGCTTTGTTCCGTTTTCTTCATCTTCCTTGCCAGTGTCATCTCCCTCACGGTCTGAATCACATTGATACTCTCGAAAAAAAAATCCGTGCTTATGAGGTTAAGGATTTCACCGAGCAATAAAGCCCAATCCTTTATGTCGTATTCCCCCCACATTAGAAGGTCATAGACTTTGTGGTAGTCATCTGAAAGTTCTTTTTTCTCATAATCAGAGAATATCCTGTCCTTGTCATTGAGAAGTGCAAGCGTTATTACATGTGCCACTGCTGGTAGATTTACTGCAAACTCCTTGATAACATCTCCCATGCTCAGTTTCTCTCCTTTGACGATCCGGCACGCTTGTTCGGCTATAAGCCATTGAACACCGGGCTTTAATCCTTTGATACACCACTCCGTACCGTGGAGTTTCATAATACTTGGGCTGTCGTTCATTATCCTTGCCAAACGCTCCATTGATTCATTGGATACAGGAGTATGAGCTGTTACAGCGTCTTTCTTTGGTTGTGTATCTTTTTTCTTTGCTCTATATACTGCCATGATTATAAGCATGAAGGGCGGCGGCATATCCAGCCTACCGCCCTGTAAAACAATCTTCTTATCTATTATGGGTTATCCTGCCGATGGTAGGGTATAAGCGGAATCCACATAAAACGGAGTTCTGATAGTCTTTGCTCCATCGGCGACATTTGCATCATACGCTGTTCCTGCAAGACTGATACGTCCAATATTGGAGTTTAATGATTCAAGCATTAGCTTGGAATTAAGTTGTAATTTTGGAACCACAAATGCTGTCATCGTTTCCCCTTCCTCAAACACTACGTCAATCTTTGCATACAATTTCTTGTATTGAGCAGGAGCAAAGTATTTGGTAGAAACAGTAGTTCCAGCCGTAAATCCCATGAGAGCGATTAGCAGATCTTTTTGTGTATCTGCGACCTCAGCTGTAAATTGGTATTTGCCGAGTTTCACGATGGAAAGAATAGGACTGTCGGAAGTTTCACACTCGATGTCGTTTACATCATTATCGTCTTGAGCGATTGAAGTGGTGTCTTCAACTACATCTTCAAGAATGTAAGAGTCACCCTTTGGCACATCGTCTTCTTCAGTACCAGTGAACAGAGTTGCCACGATGTAAGAAGGTTTGATAAATTTTTTGGCTGTTGCGCCAGTATTGTTTACTGCCATAATTAAAAAGTGTTATCTTGTTAATAATCTGTTTATCTTATTGTTATCCCGATATTGTACACATTGCAATAGAAGTTTCCGGAATTTTTACTTTCTTTCCCTATCAGTTCACAGCTTGTTATGACGAAATGCTTGTCGTTGGATTGGTCAATTGCCGAGAATAGTGTTTTTTCCATGTCGAACAGTTTTTTTACTGGCTTTGATCCCAAACTGTCCGTGGACTTCGCATAGAGGAATATGTTGGCGGAACATTTCGCCTCTCCTCCGTAATCATTCACGCTAAGAACATCTACAACGATCATGTCCGTGCTGTCACTACTTATTGTCAGCGGTGTTTCATCAAAAGAGATTATTGATGAAATCTTTGCTTTTGTAAGTAACATGGATAGAAAATTCTCTATCATGCTGCCAGTTTTATATAAATCATTCATATATTGTCTTGTTTACCGTGACTGATAATGCCGAACTTCGCGTTCTTGAATTTCCGTGATAATGCCTTAACTTCATTACGTGCCACTGCTATCACTTCATATTTCTTCTTCACGTTACCTTCTGCATTTTGTAGTATTTCTCCGTAAGGCATGGCGGCTACAACTACCAAATCAATTCCCGGATGTGGCTTATATTTGGATTCCAAGTATTCAACCACTGCTTCATAACCGGTAATTTCCTCACCATACCATTTTTTCTTTATTCCGGGAGAGCTGGCGGTATATCCCTTTCTGGCAAGCTTTCCGTCAACATATACTCCCCAACCGTAACTATCTCTCAAATTGAGGCTTCGGTAGGTATAGGAAACTTTAGCCAGTTCCTTAGCCACTATCTTCTGTCCCTCGTTTGCGAGTAAATCAACAATACGGGTGATTGCACTTTGCTTGGTCTTTGCCATACTTAACCTACTTCACTCATTTTGATGTTAACTTTCACGCCACCAAGCTGGCTAATTTCCATTCCTATAACACGACCGTTAATGCCTATTCCGTAACTTTCCTTTGGACATCTAAACATATCTCCAATTTTTACAGGTGAAATGCTGCTTTTTTTTAATGGGAAAAACACGTTATAGTCTGCCATGATAGTGCCGCCATTGAACATCTTGGAGGCTTGCTGTATATCGCATTCGGTTTCAAGAAGGATGGTTTCTTCCAAAGTTTCCGTATTCCCTTCGTTTTTCTCAGTTATTTTCGCATTGAGAGAACCATCCGTATCTTCACCGCCTAGCAAATCACCGTCAAGCAATCCTCCGTTACCGAGAAGGTCTCCGTCCTCCGGCTTTTTCGTTATCACGGTGTAGAATATACCATGAAACGGATATTCTGCTATTGCTTTTCTTTTGAGACGCATAAGCTATACATCTAATGAATTTTCATTGACCCAACTCATACTACCCGAATCCATGCTTCCCAACGCTTCTTCTTCACCATACTTTTTGTACAGTGCTTTCAGACGGTCTTTCAAGTTTTGGATTATGGGAGCCGTTACCGTTTCACTGCCTACGTCCTGTCTATAACTGCCATGCTGGAGTGATGATGAAGCCACAGACCACGGACCGTTAATGACAAGCTCATATAGTGCGATAAGGCAATGGTCTTTAGTGCATTCGTCTATTTCGGAACGGTCTGAAATAAACATCAAACCGTTTTCGTATGCGATATTTTCAAGCGCATCATCTTCAAAGACAAATCTCGTAAGCCCATTGAGGTATGCTATCGGGTCAAATGATTTTTCCATAACTGCTACTGTTGCAATGTGTTGTACATTAATCGTCTGCCTGACTTGTGTCTACAATGACGTGATTGCGGAATGTTTTCAGTGCAGGACAAGCCGACATCATCACATCCGTATGCCATTCCTTATACAGCCCGTTGTTTGTCGTTGTATTCACAATCGTGCAGAGACCATCATTAGCCTGAGCAAAAATTTTAGTTATTACGCTTGAACCATACTTGTCAAACATCTGTTTGTCTAAGTTATTGGTGTATTCAAACTCACAAGCATATCCGGCAGGACGGAGAACTGCAATCTTATCATCCCAACCTTGCACGAATGTGTCTCCAGTATTGGTAAGATTACGCTCACGCTCTTCTACAATTTCAATTGGAGATACACCGGGATAATCACGGAAAGCTGCTAAGAACAACTCACGTGTAGTAGGCGCAGTAGCGGTTGTTGCGATGTAAGCTAAAGGATTTTTCTTGAAACTTTCAATCAATTCCTTAACTTCGGCATTTTGCAACATTACTTCGTAAAACATCTTGCGTGTAACCTGCCATTCCATTGCACCTTCATATCCCCATTTTTCACGATATTTTTTCTCCTTTTCCGCCATTTGGCTCAGAATCTTGCATTCAGCGTCAGTCCACACCTTAGTTCCTGCTTTAGTGAAATTTTCATCCGGAATGTCTGCTTTGTGCAACGGAATTTGAATACCACGTGCGATATTGCGGTAGTCGATATTACCTTTAGACATTAACTGTGCAGTCATGAAGTTCATGGTTGCGTCCGCACTATCAAGCTGGGACTGTAATGTATGTACCCAAGCGGCTACCAAATCGGCATCGTTTCCAAACAACTCAAACTGTTGTTCTTTTGCTTCACGTTCCATAGCTGTTTCAACGAAACCGGGAGCGATAAAATCAGGAATGGATGCGGTGTACCAGTACAGACCGTCCTTATCCATTTGATTACTGTCACCAAGAGGTGCACGCAAATCCATCAAAGGAGCGGCTTTCAAGTCACGTCCTTTCACAGAAAAAGTAGCGATGCCATTAGGGGCGGTAGGTGTGGGAGCACCAGCTTTTACACCTTGAGTCTTGTACCAACCATAATTAGTGTATAGCAGACCTTCTGTATTGACAAAGGATTGCAAGAAACGTTGATTGGTCTTGTCAGAAAAAAATCTTGCATATCTGCTGTTATTAAAATCAAATTTAGGCATAGTCTCGTCAATTTTAAATGTTAAACCAACCCTTAACCTTGCTCTTGTTCAAAGCTTTTAATGCAGCCGAAAGAGGTTGCATACGGTCTTCGTAGAGGAATACATCTCCTAATGCCAATGCAGGAGTGATAAGGTATCTTGCACCATCGAAATCATCTTCGGATGTAGCTGGGTCAAAAACAAAATCAAAGTCGCAGGGAAGGTATGAGTTAGGATTAGTAACCATCGCTTCTTTACCAGAGCCTGTTTCTTTCGCTTCAACAAGGACAGATGAAGTTGTTAATGATCCGAGGGTTGCGCTCAATGTAACTTTCCAAACATCGCCAGCCGTTCCGTCAGTCGCTTTTTCAACGGCTGTAATTGTTACCGCTGTGCCTTTTCCTGTCAATGTAGAAGGTGCTACCATGAGGATATCTCCTACGAATGGGATAAGAGAATATCCGTCTCTTTTCAGGTAAATATCTGTGTCTGTAGATTCAGTTGTAGCTTTTGCAACCGCATACGATTTTAGGATACGTATTTCGCTTCCATTAGAACCATTACTGGGAATATATTCAGCGAGCGTTCCGGCAAAAGCTCTTGCATTACCTTTGAATGGGTTTTTAACAATTCCACCACTGGTAGGAAATACAAGTGCGTCCTTTCCGCTCATCTGTAACTTCACGAATACATAGCGGTGTCCACCAATGCTTCCGCGAGCCTGAACCAATGCTCTACCGGGAAGGTAGCCACTGTTCAATAGAATTTGCTGATAAAAATCTGACATTTTCTTTTTGGTTTAAATTATTATTACTTTTCTTCTCTGTGCGATTGCTTCTTTACGACAGCAACCACATCGGCAAAGTCATCGGTCTTTTCCTTACCGCTTCCCGTGCCTTCTGGAGTGATGTCAGGTGGAGTGTTAGCATTAAACTTATTGTAGCTCTTGACCAGTCTTTCTGTGAGAGCATCAACATCTGTTTCAGAATCAATGTGAATCAATTCGAGTTGGTCGTTAATCCAATCCTCGTTCTTGACTTCTTTCCCTTTTAAGGCTAATTTGAGTTGATTGCGTTTGTCTGAGATAGCTTTTACCTTTTTCTCTTCCTCACGCTCTGATTTCAAATCTTGGAGTTCTTTGAGCAACTTATCCAGTTTGCTTTCGTCTCCTTTGTCATCCTTGTTATCACTTCTATCGTCCTTGTTCGGATGATTCTTTTCCCACTCTTTTATAAATTTTGAGTTGTCATTTCGTATGTTGTTATCGTCCTCTTGTAAGTCATCCAAGTAGTCGGCAACAACATCATCCAGTTCCAACTCGTCCTTATCACTCGCTTTCTCCAACCGCTTGTAGATTCTTTCTACTTTGCCGTTGAAACTTCTCTCACTCATAGCTAAGTTTTTCTTGCCGTTGTTGGTGAGTTTCACTTTCAGTGCTTCTGAAAATTGCTCTTTCGTAAACTTCATACACTATATGTTTTATAATGATTATATGCGAAAGTAATGCTTTAATAAAAAGGTATAACTATAAAAAAATCACTGTATTTATCACTATGATAAATAGACATTGGTTTAAGTATATATTACCTTATTATTAAGAGGTATTTTTGCTTTTGATGAAAGAGCAAGAAGTACATAGAGAAGTCGTAATCAAGCCGCAAGAAGGATTCCAAATGCAGTTTGCGTCATCATGTGTGGACGTAGTGTTTGGTGGTGGGAATCTTGGCGGGGGCAAAGGGGCATTGCTTGATTCTCATATAGTAACTCCATACGGTTTAAGGAAACTTAGAGATATTGAAGTAGGTAGTATTATATCTAACCCTGACACGGGTGGGCAAGAAAGGGTAATATATCTACATCCCATATCTATGTTTCCATTTTATAGAATATCCTTCTCTGATGGTACATATATGGATTGTACAGAAGGACATCTTTGGAAAGCAAGAGTTGCAGGAAAACAATCAAAGCGTAGAAACTCCGATATGGAGAAAGAGAAATACGATGGTTGGAGATTGATGTCTGCTATACAAATATATGAGTGGATGAAAAATAAGAACAATGGAATGTATAAAGGGAAGAATCTTAATATACCATTACCCGAACCTGTTCAATTTACTCGACCTATCACTCCTACGACTCCACGACCGATTGCACCGTATGTTCTGGGCGCGCTAATTGGCGACGGATGTATGAGCGAAAGTATATGTAATAGATGTATATACTTATGTACACCCGATGAATTTATCGTTGACAAATTCAAATCCTATGGCTATGATATGTCGAAGAGATATACTAAGGATGGAGAAATTTGCGCAACTTATGTTATAGGCAATAATAATATAGTAGAGGATATAAAAACATTAAAAATGAATGGATGTACTGCTGAAAATAAGTTCATCCCTAAGTTTTATAAATACTCTACAATAGAAGAAAGAAAAGATTTACTGCGTGGACTTCTTGATACAGACGGATATGTGGATGATAGAGGACATTTGAGTTACACAACAATAAGCAAGCAGCTTTCAGAAGATGTAGCATTTGTTGTACGCTCTTTGGGCGGCAGAGCTTCCATAACTTCTAAGAAAGCAGGATATAAGGATGGGAACGGAATATTCCATCCATGCAATGAAGCATATACGGTTTGGATATGTACAAAATTCAATGACGAAATAGTTTCATTGCCAAAAAAGAAAAACAGAGTCAAAAAATATGGGTATGTAGAAATAGACAAAGACTTGAAACTTGAAAAAACGATAGTCAGTGCGGAATACATTGGAGTGAAAGAAGGAAGATGTATTTCTGTTGACAATCCAAGTGGTCTATATATGGTTGATGATTTTACAGTTACCCACAATTCCTTTGCTCTTGTCCTTGCTCTTGCAGAACCGTTAATGACAGATGGGGATTTCCGTGCAGTTATTACACGTAGGTCTTTGCAGTCGCAAAAGACGGGAGGTTCATTCGTAGATACATTCAAGGCTATATTCGGTGACTATTGTTCTGTAAAGACTGCCGATAGCCCTCGCATATCATTCCCAAGTGGTGCATATTGCGACTTGACCTATATAGATGATACTAATCTTGACAAAATGCGTGAGCAATGGAAAGGTAAACAGATTGATGCGATATGTATTGATGAGATTACCGAAATGTCTTGGGAAGCATTCAGCTATGTGCAGACCCGTAACCGTGGACGTTCAAAGACGTTTACGGGAAAGTTCTTTGCTACCCTTAACCCGAAACGTAGCCATTGGACGAGAAAGTTCTTGGATTGGTACATTGGGGTTGACGGTTTTATTATGCCGGATAGAAACGGGAAAGTGAGATACTTCTATGTTAACGGTTCTACTGTTGATGATGTGGTTTGGGGTGATTCCAAAGAAGAAGTTTATGCTAAGTGTAAGATAGATATTGATAGAAAACTTGCCCGTATTGGAGGTGATTTTGACTATACGAATATGATTAAGTCATTCGTATTCTATCAAGGTAAGCTATCTGAAAATAGGGCTATGCTTGAAAATAATCCTAATTACATAGGCTCTGTTGCCGCTTCGGGCGGTAAAATGGCACAAGCTATCATTGAGGGAAACTTCAACGTTGACCCCGAAGAAAACGAAAAGATACCTATTCCATCCACTTCCGCGCAAAGCGTATTCAACAACAACCCAGCCGTGAACGGTGACAAATGGATTACCGTGGATTTGGCGGATTATGGTACAGACAACCTTGTTGCACTTGCATGGGATGGATTTCACGCATACGACATTCTCATTCTTAGCAAGTCCACTCCGAGAGAAAACGCTATGGCAGTGAAGACATTTGCATTTGAGCATGGAACAGCTGAAAGCCATATCATTTTTGACGCGACTGCCGGACGGTATTTTAATGATTACATTCCCGATGCAGTACCTTATATCTCACTAAATAAACCTTTCGGGCTTTACCAACTTACCGCAATGACAGTAAAGGATATGTGCTATATCAGATTATGCAAGATGATCGAGGAAGGTAATCTAACCTTTGACGATAAACTTGCCGTACAGACATACACTCACCAGAACCTGAAATACAAAGTGACGGTTGAGAACGAGTTTATGGAAGAATGCTCTGTTGTACGGTTTGATGATATGCAGAGCGGAAAGAAACGGCTTTGGAACAAGAAGAAAATGAATCAGATGTTGGGGAAAGGCAGATCGATGGACTTGTTAGACCCATGCGCTATGAGAATGCTTCCGTGCGCTAACATTGAATACGGGAATGAGATTCAAGCAGGGTATTACAATCACGAAGAAGAAACCAAACAAGCGTTCCATGCACAGACAGAAGGAAGTATTTACGATGAACATTTATGGTATTAGGTTAGGAAATGATTAGTTACAATGACATAAAGGATATTCTCAATTCCCTTAAAACAGAAGGAATTGAAGCAAGGGTAAGAGATGTTGCCTATTTGGTAATGTGTGATTCTTTCGTAGATAAGGCTCTTGCTGCAAAGGTTGCTTACCAAGAAGATGAAAAGCCTTCAAACAAGGTGTTATCCATGCTTGCCGAGAAACTGAAACCTTTCGGCATCGGTGCTATCACTACCATATCTAAAGATGAGAACCGAGAAGCATTGCTGAAAGAAATATCGGAGATGAAACAGATTGCTGACGATGCGAAAACAAGTGGAGATTCAGACACTTTTATCAAAGCAAGTAAGGTCGTGTTGGATGCACGCGTGAAGCTGAACGATAAATTCAATATTGAAGAGGAAGAGGGGCAGAAGCGAATAATCGTTGTTCCGCAGAAGCACGACATTATCTGCAAATGGACTTCGAGAGAGTGTTCTGCAATGCCGAGCAAGGAAGCCTGTATGAAGTATTACAACCTAATTGATGCGGAAAAATGACACGGGAAGAGAAAAAAACATATCTATTGCGGAACGTAAATGCCTTGTTGCAGAAGAAACCGTTTTTCAGAGGAAGTGACACTTGCTCTACAAACGACTATTCCGACGGTCAGTCCGCAACCATTACCGAAACACGCACGGCAAGGCTTCCGAATGTAAAAAAGAATATCGTTTCGCAGGAAAAGTTTCTGAAAGAGCTTGACCCGATGAGCCATGAGGTATTATTTGATCAAAACTTGCCGAGCATTTGCGTCAAGTTAGAAGATGGGGGATATCAGGAAATCAAGTTCCAGCGCACGGCATTAGCTTTCCAAGAACAGATACTGGCGAGCCACGTAATCTACCTTTGCGGAAATCCCTGTACATTGTCTTTGAGAGGTGGCACTCCTTCCGAGAAAGATAAAGCCAACTATTCCACAATCAAGGAGTATTGGGTAGACAGGAATATGGATGGATGGCGTACAAAGGCAGTCCGTTCGCAGCTTGCCACAGGCGATGCCGGACTTCTGTTCTATTATGACTATAAGGGACGTATCAAATGCCGTCTGATAAGCTATGAGGATGGTTACGTTATCATATCGCACAATGACAACAACGGCGACAGGCTTCTTGAAAGCGTCTACTATGCCGATGAAAACGGTGTGGAATATATTGACAGCTACGATGATACCTACATGTACCGTATGCACACGCCAAGAGACGGTGAAGAAGCCGCAGAGGACGGTTTTGTAAGGGAAACTCCGATTGAGCACGGTTTCAGCGAGATACCATTGTGCACCAAACGTGGTGATGTGGCGTGGAACAACGGTCAAAGCCTTATTGAGATTTACGAGATTATCTATAACATCTTCTTTGTCATTCAGAAAAGGCATGGCTGGGGAATACTGTATATCAAAGGAAATATATCCGAGACAACCAAGAAACTTGCCGGAAGTATCATTTTGCAGGACAAGTCAATGGACGGGAACGGAAGTGCAGAGTTTAAAGCACCCCCCAGTCCGCAAGGAATGCTTGACAGTCTGCAAGACCTGTTCGAGAAGATACAGATAAACACTTCCTGCACTTTCCTTTTACCGAAGGATGTCAAGTCGAGCGGTGACATAAGCGCACTGGCTATCACGCTTACCCGTGACTTGGACTTGAAGAACGCCCAACAGGGTGTTATCGAGTGGCAGAATTTCGCCGACAAGATGATGCGTCTGTTCAAGGAAGGGCTTGCCAAAGAGCTTGTAAACAAAAGTGAAAATCTTAATGCCGTCACCGAGTTTAAAAAACTTCGTGTTAGCTGTAAGTTCAAAATATGGCAACCGTTCAGCGCAACGGAGTATAATAACATACTTATCTCAATGAAGCAAGCCGGCATTCTTTCCACAAAAACAGCCATTGAGAAAAACACCGAATCCGTTCCCGATGAAGAACAACGTATAGCAAAGGAGAAGGAAGAGGCTCAAAAGCTGTTGGAGAAACAGCAAAAAAAGGACAAAGGAGTTACGGAACAAATTGATGTGGTAAAAGAATAAATGGAAAAGGAAAGTCTGTACATATTAAAACTTGATACGCAAGGAAGTAAAGTAAAATTTCCGAATGCTGATATGCCTGCAAAATTAGGTGAGTACACCTATACGGCACAACGTATGGCAGGAACTCCCACACTGACCGCTACACTGAACTATCCTTCATGCTTAGACGAACTATGGACAGGAGAAGAGTTTGTTGAGTTTAGGGGGGAAAAATATTATATTGACCAAGTGCCTACATCCTCAAAGGACAACAAGAGTATCATGTACAAGCATGAGCTTCAATTCGTTTCAGAACGTATCGTGCTGGAAAACGTATATTTCATGGACGTGGTGACAGCCGGGGAAGACACGTATCACTCCAATTCCACTTCCGTCAAGTTCATGGGGGATATAAACGAGTTTGTTGGTCGCCTTAACGCTTCAATGGCAAAATCGGGTATCGGATATTCGATAGTGATTGATGAAGATATTACTTCTGAAAGCAAACTTGTTTCTCTTGACAGCGTATACCTTGCAGAAGCGTTACAGTCCATATATACCATATACGAACTTCCTTATTACTTTGTAGGTAAGGTTTGTCACATAGGATATACAGAGAATGTAATTTCTACTCCTTTCGAGTACAAGAAAGGGCTTGTATCAATAAAAAAGACAAACGCCAATTATAAGACCGTCAATCGCGTTACTGGTGTTGGTAGCTCTGACAACATACCTTTCTACTATCCGAATGATGATGAAAAAGGTACTATAGAACGCACGCAAAACCTTATGCCTTCCATTTATAGACAAACAAATGGAGCGGAAAGATTCTACAATGCACTTAACGATACGTATAAAATACCCGGTACAAATGATTACTATTTTTTCAAAAATACATATTCTTCTAAGAAAGTAAAAGAGATAAAGGTAGATTTTAGCGATATAAAGCCTACCATAGAAAATGTAACAAACGCTTCGGGACAGTTATTTGGTGAGATTGCGGATATTGCTTTTGATGATAACGATAGTGACGAACTCGGAACAGGAGAAGGGAATAATATATTCAATGGCACGGATGAGTATGTACATTCTTATTTCTACATAAAATTACATATATATAATGGGGATTACGGTTTTAACCTGTTCGAACAAGGTTTGGAAGGTGGTACGGCTGTAATCAATATGACTACGGGTAATTGTGCTGCTTGCGAGTTTGAAATAGGAGTTACCTATAAGGACAATGAGCCGGGAAGGGCATTCAATCCTGTATTGGTGGATTCTTCCGGGAACTTACCAGCAGGAGATTTTGAACAGAAGGTTACTTCACAAACATCCCAATATATAGAAAGCCAACAAAACACTTCTACAAATGAGGTTTGGATTGCGGTAAAAAAGGACAATACTACTTTCGGGGTTGTTATGCCTAATGCCACAAATAACTATAAACCTTCTGTTGGGGATAAGTTTGTGATTACAGGTATTAAAATGCCGAAATCTCTTGTGCTTGCCGCCGAGAAGAGATTAGATGAGGCGTTGATAAAGTATATGTCTGAAAACAACGATGAGAAGTTCTCTTTTTCCGTAAGTTTCTCACGTGTCTTCCTTGCAGAATACAGTATGTTAGCTGGTCTGTTGAATGAGAACTCGCGTATATACATAAAGTATAATGATAAGGAATACTTCATGTATGTGAACTCATTTACTTGTAAGGCGGATAAAAATTGCCTGTATGATATATCCGTGGAGCTAACAGATAAGTTGTCCGCCAATGTTTCCGCTTTGAGAAGTACGATTACAGAGATAGCCGGGGATATCATAGGTGAGAGGATGGGTGTCTCTCTCAACGTGTCAGATATTCTTGGCAGAATATCCCGTTATTTTATCTCAAAGATAAATAACGACACGGCCAACGGTCTGATCACTTTTTTAAAAGGTCTTTTGATAGGTAAGAACGGTAGTGGAATTACTGTACTTGAGAACGGTATGTCACAGGCTGTTGTTGATTATCTGTATGTCAAGGTCAAAGCCGTTTTTGACGAGCTTGAAGTAAAGAAGAAGACGTATGTAGGTGGCGAGCAGGTGATTTCCCATGCAGGCATGAAATGCAACCGTGTGGATGAGTTGGATGATGTCTACCGTTGTTATTTCAAGGAAGAGGAAGACGGAATTGAGATAGAGAACCAGTTTACTCCGGGATCTCTCGCCATCGCACAGGAGTGCAATATCAAGACAGGCATTTCGCATCATGTCGGCAACCGCTATTACTGGCGGTTGGTCACAGCAGTAGGTGAGAATTATATAGACCTGTCCAAGACCGTGTGTGATCCTAATGTCGAGAACGATGTTCCGGTGGCAGGTGATGATATCGTGGGATTGGGCCATAAGACTGATATCACCAGACAGGCGGCGATAATTCTCTCTTCGGTGAACGAAGTTTCTCCGTCCATCATCATGTATCAGGGTATTAATGATTTTACCTTGACCGGGAAAGACGTTATATCTTTTGATTTTGACAAATCTACCGGCAAGGCCCGGATGAAGGTGTACGGAGATACGTATATTGGCGACAAGGACCGGACTACTTACATGGAATACACTCAGGATAAAGGTGTTGATATCAAGGGTATGTTCCATATCGAGCAGGGTTCTACCGGATGGAAGAATATGGAAGGCTTGCCGGATGAGATACAGGCGGCGGCTGATCTGGCCCAAGAGGCTAAGGATGCGATAGACAATGCGGCTGTCGGAAGTGTTAATCTGTTGCGCAATTCCGGGTTTACGGGAGATTATGAGACAGAGGACCTGTCTGCCGCTACCGAGCTATCGGCGGATACCGAACTTTTTAGCAAGCAACTGGAATATTGGACGGGAGTGGCTACCGTATCTGCGGACAGTGATGCCGGCTCCGGGTACTCTGCCGCAATCGGTAGTTTGTCCCAGTCCGTATCATTGATTAAAGGAGAAAGTTATGTTATCAGTTATAAAGCAAAGGGTACGTCTGTGTCTGTTTCGTGCGGTTCTTTCAGTGTTTCTCAACCTCTCACATCCTCTTATCAGAGATATACCCATAAGATCACCTTCAATGGCAGTGGTATATTTCTTATCAGTGGTACCGCAACCGTTTGTGACCTTCAGTTAGAGCGTGGAACCATCGCTACTGACTGGAAGCCTTCAATTCTTGACAATGACAAGGCAACAGCCGGTTTCCAGTCAATCAATTATATCGCCAGCGCGATTAAGGATGGTTCTGTGGACATCCTTGGCGGTTTGATATTGGCCAATATGATCCAACTGGGTAATTACAAGAATGGCAAGTTACAGAAGGTCACAGCCGGAGTTAGCGGCATATACAATGACGATGATGATGTGGCGTTTTGGGCAGGAGGAAAACTTGAACAGGCGATTCTGACTGTAATGAGGTTCCGTAATGATCCTAATTACCAGCCCACAGATGCGGAATGGGCGAACATGGCGAACTTCGTTGCCACTCATGGCGGTGATGTGTTTTTGAGAGGATATATCTATGCTCTAGGTGGTAAGTTCAGAGGTGAAGTCAATGCGGAAAGCGGAATCTTTAAAAATGTAAAGTCACCTAACGGCAATTTTAAAATTGATGAGGATGGCAATATCTGGATAAAAGGAGAGGGAGAGTTTAGTGGTACTGTCAATGTCATATCATCCAATGGTTACAAGATCGTAATATCCCCTGAGGATGAGTATTCCGTACCGTCTATCAGAATGTATGATTATAATGGGGAAGAACTGTTCAGTATCTCCCTACAGTACGGACTTGGAGGGATGATTCCCAGTATTTCCATGTTCGATCCTTCTAGCAGTGATAGATTATATTTCCGCCCGGATAGTATGGTTGTCGAGCAAAAAGGAAGTGACGGTTATATATATCAGACCCAGATAATGGGAGGACGCATAATTATGGTTAAAGGTTCTGAGATTGTATGGGATCAGAACATGTTGCCCAAATAAAGTGAAGTGATATGGAACTGAATACTATTAACAAAACAGGAACTTGGAGTGAGGCGGCAGACCGTCTTAACAACAACTTTAGCAAGACTTCTACCGAAGTGGAAAAAGTCAAGCAGAACGGTATCCGCAACAAGGGGTTGTTCTCTACTCTTGAATCACTGAAAGCGGCTGTTCCATCTCCAATTGTAGGTGACTGGGCTGTTGTGGGTGACACCATACCGGGTCCTATATATCAATGCAAAACAAAGGGAACATGGAGTGCCACTGGCACGACAGGAGGTGGCGGCAGTGTTGACTTATCCAGCTACCTGACAGCCGAGGAGATAGACGATGTAACATCAATATTATAGTTATGAGAATTAATTATCAGTCCGATTTTAAAATCATAGAGAAGAACTTGAACGGGGATGTGAATACTCCTTTCCGGTTCACTTACTTCAATCCGTTCAAGGGAAAGTTCATAGCCTCCTTTGACGGGCATGAGTATGTCGGTTGCAGCCGCATGGAAGACGGCAACCTGCTTGTCGCTTTCGACAATCCCTGTTTTTCTCCCGGTATGCTGAAAGTAAAACGGGAATACTTCATATCCGATTCCGACTATCAGGATGGCATCTGCAACCTTGTTTCCGTTGAAGATACAGGAATCGTACTGACTACTGGGAAAACCGATGAAAGCACGGTGGAAATAACATCTTATCCCGATTATGCCGCATATAATACAATTCAGGCGTTCCCATTGTCGGATAATGAATATGAAGATGTGCTGAGTGATTTTGTACCTCCTCTGCCACCGGAAGAGGAAGAAGAAACAGTTACTAATCTAGAAATATAGGAGATTTATTATGGCAAAAATATATAAGCTGACCAAAGGTAGCCAAACCATTTACCCGGCTACCACAACAGATGCGGTGGTTAATCCGAACAGCCGCAAGAGCCTGACGGAAGAACTTTCCGAGTTATCAGGAGTAATTGGTTTAAATCTGTCTTCAGATGGCACCGTATATGACGGGTTGACCAATGATGCTCTTAGTAAAATTCCGAATTATATGGCCTTGTTTATCAAGGCTGGATTCATAGTGTCAGTATGTACTGGTATTAACGGAAATGAGAAAAAAAATGAATATTATCAATATGTCAACGAAAGAAATGTCAGAGAACGGACAAATTATAAAAAAATTTTAGAGGAACAATACCTAGAAAATTGGGAAGAAAACGGATCTAATTTGAAAATAGAAATAACAGCCGTTCCCGGAATGATTATAAAATCATCAGACAACAGGCCATTTTACCGTATTGCGGCTTTGGACGAGAAGGGATTTCAGCTGTCTGAGGAAATCAGTGGAATTAACCCCAATGTTTCGTCATCATCTGCTGTTGTCAATGACAATGAGGCTGTAAAAAAAATAAGGATTACAAAAAACGGATCATACATTAATCAAGAGGTGATCATACAGAATATTCCTGACCTCTTGATAAAGTCATTTGAACAAATAAAAGGATCAATAGAATATTCAGAGAAACTGTCATCGGAAAATGCAAATTTGATACAACAAGAGAAGACTAATCGTATAGCCGATGTTGAGAAGTTGGAAAGGGGAAAACTGGATATACCGAAGGGGAAGAATCTTTTTAACAAAAATGCCCCACAGGTGGATAATACGGATCTGTCCGTTACTGATAAGATAATCAAAGATGCGCGATTCACCGCCGCCGGTGTTATCATCAAGGATGCCGGCTATTATCTTTCTCCTCTGATTGATGTGGAACCGTCAACCGAATATAGTCTGAGTATTCCGATTAATGCTACTACCCGGCTCTTTGAGTTTGACAGTGATGGAGCTAAAGTTGATGCGCCTCTGATTGATAATGCGACAACATTTGTCACTCAGGATACGACCTCTATGGTCCGGTTTAATTTTAAGTCAGAGAATTTGGATACCGTGTCTTTGGAGAAGGGTAATGAGGCTACGCCCGGACAGCCATATAGTGTCGAACTGCTGACACAATTGGACAAGGAGGAACTTGAGGGCAGGATAGCGGCGTTGGAAGAGGGAGAAAGTGGTAACAAGACATTTGACAATATAATATTGTTGCCGGATAAAGTGTATGGGTTGCAATATAATGCCAATGCGGTTAATTTCTTAACACGTCTGTACCCCGAAGGTTGTCTTTCTGAAAAGAACAAAGCGATGATTAATGAGGGCATATCCTGTATTGTGGATTATAGAGATAAGTCTCAGACGTCTTTAACCGCTATCAGGGATTTTCCCATAAGATTATACACACAAGGATGGCAGGAATATGAGAAAACGATAAAATACGTACAGACTAAGATAGAGAATGCCAGAGGAAAGAAAATAATTATAATGTGCATAGGTGACAGTCTGACGGATATGGGATATGCAGCCGTCCTTCAGGCTATTGCGGATATGCATTCATCTATATATTCTGATATAACCTTGCTATGCGCTGGCACGAAGATTGAGAATATTGATGTCACATTGGGGGGATCTGTCTATCATGTCCGTGGATGCAATGAGGGGCGTGGCGGTTGGGCCATATCGGACTATCTGCGTCATGCTGTCCAATGCCGTTCCCGTAATGGCAGTACTAATAATGTCATGCTGGTCGGCAAGGTTGCATGGGATAGTCTTGGTCTTGGCTCTCAAAAAATAGATGGTTCGGGAGGACGGGATTATCAGAATTTTGTCTATAATGAAGTAAATGGTAATCTGATAAGAAGTACATGTCACGGCTATTATGATGCCGACCCTACTGAAGACTTGTGGAACTGGATTGTCAAAACGAGAGGATTAAAATCATTCTCTTATAATGATAGGCAGTACGTTTTCGGAGAGTCTTACTCAACAGATGACGATGAGATACAAATTGCAGCAATGAAGTATATCTGTCAAAATCCAGATGTTCCCTTTTATGATTATAATACGGTACAAACCAGTAATGGGGAATACTCGTTTAATTTTGGTGTATATCTCTCACGTTATAAGACATTGCAGGATGACGGGAAAACCCGACTGGTAAAAGGTTCAACGGCAGGGTCTTTGGTGGAAGATGTCAATCTTTATGACGTCTGCACACCGACACATGTAGCGGTTATCATGGCATATAACGACATTAATAATGTTGTCAATGGTGCCGAACCCGTTGCGGATGATCATTACCTCATGGCCAGACTCGTCAAGGAATATTCGCCTTCAATAGAATGTGCGGTGGGATGTACCCATCGGTATGGCGCATTCTATCCGGCAAGATGGGCACAACTAGGCTTTTTCCCGGAAATACCCAGTGAGCCTTATACTGCTAAAATATGCAAAAGGATGCTCGAACTATCTCGTGAATCAGTAAATAATCAGTACGCTGATTATCTGCCTGTGTATCACTGTCAGAGCATATATGGAGGAAGCGAACAAAGGGCGATGGATACACTTGATGGAGTTATGAGAATCCGCAATAATAATGCTGACGGGTTACATGCTGATACTCCTATTGATTTTCTGGACAGGGCTTATCTGTTGATATCATGGATATATTCAACTTTGTAGAGTAACTCGGAAAGTTATCAGTAACACTCAAAACATATATTTATGATACGAGACCTAATCATCAGAATAATGAACTATCTGTCCGTTGAAGTGCATCCGGATGCGGAATGGTAAAAGTGGAACAGGATATATGGAGCTTAATACAATAAACAAAACAGGAACTTGGAGCGAAACAGCAGACCGCATCAACAGCAACTTTAGCAAGATCTCCATTGAGGTTGAAGAGATAAAGCAGAACGGCGGTGGCGGCAGTGGTGGCGGAGGGGGTGATGTCACTAACGCCGATCACGCCAACTCCGCATACACGCTGGATAAGGACACACCTGTACAAAACTGGTTCCTTTCCGCATTGAACGATGATGATGCGCAAGGGATCATTAATTACCTCAAAGGTCTTAAGATAGCCGGGAATCTGATAAACCGCATCGTAAAGCAGGGTGACGAGGATGTCACCTACACCGATGAGGATGTGATGAGCGCATTGCGTGTAATGACTGAGATAGAGAACAGTGCGGAGAAGCTGAAAGAGATATTCGTGCGGAAGGATGTGGCGGATTCCACTAAATTTCTTCTCAGTATGTTTGCCGGTGCTGTTTTCGGAAAGAATGGTTTTGCAAGCGGCTTAACCGGATTCGGAGCCAAGATATTCGATACAGGGCATGGGGAGTTTGAGAGCATGTTTATCCGTCGGTTTCTCGAAGTTCCCGAATTAAGATACAATCGTGTGATGGTCACGCTGGGCGACAAGTGGCGTGCGCCCGGAGCCGGCATTATAGAAACGGTAGATACAGGGACCAAGACATGTACACTTAAGCTGGAAGATGGTGAGATTGGTGCTGTCGCAGTAGGCGATATCTGTATGGGTATCTATCATAACATCACCGGGAACGCTACGGAGGATTACGACGATGGAAAGGGCAACAGACGTTTTGCCGGATTCTGTACAGTATATTTCACGATTACGGAAGTTACGGGTGAAAGAAACGAAACATTCAAGTACCAGTTGCGCCCCACTTCTTCATCGTGGTCTTCTTCTTTCGACCCTTTTGAGATGATGACTTTCGTGGCATACGGTAGTTTCACTAATACGGAGCGCCAGACTTCAGTCTACGAAACAAGGACTTACACCCGTATGTTGTGGAAACAGAATACATGGGAGATCTCCGCCGCCAATGTTGCCCTACAATATGGCGACCTTTCCAATCTGAATATATTCGGACTGAACATGGACGGTTATTCCATGTATCTGAATAATATATATATGACAGGTATCATCAAGCAGATAAAGCCGGATGGAACACCTGTGCAGACTTTGAATTTCCGTGAGGAAGGCTATATACCTGGCGTACATTACGATTACTACGACAGCTTGTCTTATAACGGAAGCATGTGGGCGTGTATCAATGAGGATGGTTCGTCCTCTATACCGGGATCTAATGGCGACTGGCTGGAAATTGCGTCTAAAGGTGATACGGGAACACCGGGAGCACCGGGAAAGGACGGTGTGAGCGTGACCAATAGCGGTCCGTGGTATTCCGGCTTGGTTGTTCCCAAAATGAGTATCGTTACAATGGGAGGAAGTTCATTCCTTTCCAAGGCATCCACTACGAATCCTCCCTTATGGTGCTGGACGGACAATGCCGGCAACCGGTTTACGTTCAGCGATGGCGGTTATTGTCTTACAGGAGAGATAAATACCGATGAATATGAACTTCTTGTCCAAAGCGGAAAAGACGGAAGGGATGCGAAAGATCATGAGTTTATCTTCACGAACACCACGACGAATACAAGACCTTCCACTCCGGAAACATCACAGACTGACGATTATGTGCCTTCCGGCTGGAATGATGATCCTGTAGGCGTGTCGGCAAGCATACCCTATGAATGGGTAAGCAAAAGAACGAAGAAGGACGGTATATGGGGTGCTTTCTCTACTCCCGAACCGTGGGCTAACCATTCGTTCAATGCGATCAGTGCCGACTTGGATAACCAGATGGATAATGCTGCATTGGACGAAAATGGGAAAACTGTGGATGAGGTGTCAATTACGACAACAGCATCCATGTGGAACGGAGCAACAAAGCTTTCCCTTTCCTCCATATCCGTGCAGAGCGTGACAGGTATAACATCCTCTTATGACTTGTCTACGGGTGATATTACATTATCTGTAGCGAAAGGAACGGCTCTTGCTGACCGTACTGAGATATCAATTACCGTGAAGGCTATGGCTGACGGTGTGGAACTGTCACGTGTACTCAAGTTCACGCTTGCCGGTGTACGTGGCGGTAAGAATGCGGTATTGTATAGTCTGGTCACTTCGGCGAGCAATATTGTGAAGAAGAAAGACGGTACGTATTCCGTTTCCGGGATTTCTGCAACGAGGATGAAAACAGTTGGCGGTGTTTCGGAAGTCACTACGGATGGAACCTTGAAATACGCCATAGATAACGGTTCTGAAATCAGTACCAGTAATGGTGCCTCTATTCCTTCTTCATCCATTTCTTCCAAAATCATATTTTCATTCTATGATGCGAAAGGTGTATTGGTTGATATAGAGAGCGTGCCGATGATTCAGGATGGCGTGGATGGACAGGGTTACACCCAGATGGGGCAGTTCAAGACCGGAATGGTCGTTCCCAAGATGGGTGTCGTTTCGATGGGTGGTGGCTCTTATGTAGCCAAGGCATCCACTACGAATCCTCCCTTGTGGTGTTGGACGGATAATGCCGGCAACCGGTTCACGTTCAGCGATGGCGGATACTGCTTGACGGGTGAAGTGAATACAGCCGAATATGACGTATGGGCTGAGAAGGGCGATACCGGAGAAAAAGGCGACAAGGGTGATGATGGTGAAAAGGGGGACAAAGGAGATAAGGGAGATCAGGGCGTACAAGGAATACAGGGCTGTATCATACGGGATTCCGAATGGACAACCGGGGTAACGTACAGAAATGACGAAGCCCTTACAAGCGGCACGCGGTATATTGATATCGTAATGGTGAGAAACAATAGTGCGGTGGACGGATGGGATGTTTATAAGTGTATTAAAACACATACATCTTCGTCTTCTATAACCTATACCAACACTACCTACTGGACGGAATTAAGTAATGTTGGTCCTATCTATACCAGTCTTATTATTGCCAAGAACGCCAGTCTTGATTTCGTCCAAGGCAATGAACTGATAATAAAGGACTCAAATAACAATGTTGTAGCCGGTCTTACAGGAGGAAGCAGCAAGGAAGCCGGTACGACACCTGTAAGGATATGGGCTGGCGGTGGTGTTCCGGGCAGTGCTCCGTACCGGGTGAATGAACTGGGTGAATTTGTTTCCACGAAGGCAAATGTGACAGGTATAATCACCGCCACTCTCTTCTATTCACCGGGAAGCGATATGGATAATCTGGCTGATTCGGAAGGTAACATGACTGTGAATCCTTCCACTCAGGGATCTACATTCTTTTCTGCTGATGGTCTTGGCGGAACCATAACCCTTCCTCCCGCATCATCATGGAACGGATTGAAACTGGAGTTTGTAGTAGACATGACATCAAGGGTGGCTAAGAATCCGGACAAGTACAAGGCTACGAACTATTTCTGCGGACTGGCGGGATCATATAACAATAAGACAGAAATTCAGATGGCAAGGCCTTATGTTTTGGAGATGAAGGCCTTTAACAACCATTGGTATATAACACGTATGGATTTAATTGAGTAAAAGATATGATATTACAAGCAGGTTATGATTGTTATCTGACACAGGCCGAGGATATGCCTCTGTCGGAACGAAGATTTGAAAATCAGGTGTTGATAAACAGCCCTGAGGATGTGGCCGTGTGGAAAGAGATCACATCGAAGCAGAAGGAGCAGATGATTGCCGAAGCATCATTTATTGATGTGGCGGCTATAGACGTTGAAGCACTTGACCGTGTGGATACGTTGCTCAATGATATCTCAGCGAATATCAACAATGCCGGGCTTACTACAGAAGAAGCATTGTTAAAGAAAGACTATTTTCCGGCATGGGAAGATCTGATAGGTACGGAAGTTGATGTGTCGTTCCGGTTCCGCTATGATGGTACACTCTACGAGGTTGTACAGAAACATACACCGCAGGAGGACTGGAAGCCGGGAACGGGTACGGAATCCTTGTACAAGGTTGTGCAGATAGAACACTCCGGTACATTGGATGATCCTATACCTTGGGTACATAACATGGTACTGGAGGAAGGCAAGTATTACACCGATAAGGAAGTTCTTTATCTCTGTATCCGTGACAGTGGAATAGGCATGGCATTCGATTTGGAAAATCTTGTTTCGGGTGGCTATGTTCAAGTGGTAGAAAATCAAGCAGTAATAAATAATTAAAAAAAAATACGATTATGGCAGATAAAAAATTAAATGAAGTATCGCAGTTGACGGACTTTGATTATGCGTTGGTTGTAAAAGGAAATGACGTGGCAAAAGTTACAAAACAGCAATTAGCTACAATCCTGGGAGGACTTCTGCCAAGTGGAACTATGAATATATATAAGGGAAAATTTGAATTAAAAACAGGGGAAAGTACAGATTTACAAATATATGATCCATCTATATTAATCTTATTTTCCCCCTTGAATCATAACCCTAGTATATCTATAATTCCAGCACAATGGAATGATACGATTTCGGCATTGTTTGAAGGAATCATTAACTTGAATAGTAACATCGAAGGCAGAATATGTTTGTTGAAAAAAGGCAATACTGTTACAATTATCAACAATTCACCAGCCTCCAAATTCAGTTATTTACGAATTTCTGTTGATGTTGTTTAGAGTAATTGGCAAACCGTATCTTTGACATGATTCTAACCAAAAATCGAGAGCTGGGAGAACTTCTGCCTACTGCAAGTAATGAGAAGAAAGGATTAATGCCAGCAGGAGGAGTATCAAGAATCCCTTATTTTCGATACTCATCCGATAATGTGTATAAATTGGAGTATCCATTTTATGGCATTGTCGGTGGGCATTCAGACAGGACCAACACAACTTCTTTATATGTTATGGAAGTAGATCGAATTTATAAGATTTATGCTACATCTGGTAATACTATTTCTTTCAAAAAAGATAGTGATGGAAATGTTTATGCAAGTGGTGGCGATGGTGGCTTTAAGTTTTATGTTATCCCTTTCAATGGAAGGATTGTAGAAGTGTATAGCGGGGAGATATCCAATTTTGAACAAATTAGCGTTCTATAATAGTTGACACTTTTTCTTTTATTGAAGCGACCTGGGAGAACTGATACCGCTTGCAACGAATGAAGCAAACGGATTGATGAGTAAAAATAATTATATTAAAATTGCTCAATCCATCACGTCTACCAAATTAATAAAAATAGAATCTTGGGATGGATATTCTACACTTGTATTTATTAGAACAAGTGGAGCAACCGGATTATATTCCATTGATGGTAACTGGGCGGACAGTGCGAAATTCACAAGATTGTCTGGTCCTTTAGGAAAGGATCACTTTAATGCATATAGAGAAAGAAATGGTAATATTTATGTAAAGACGACTACACAGTCAGAACCATTGACTGTTACGTCTGTAGGATCTAATCATGTTTTCAAATTTGAGGAATCAGATAAAGATGTTGATTCTTTAATAGTATTACAATGATCGGGAGGATCGGGTGGCACCGGTTTGTACCGGACCACCCGTTTTTTATACCCAAGAATCCCCCCAGATCGGTATCATGGACTTTATTCTGTTAAGATTTTAGTCCAATTTTGCCAATTGTTATACCATTGTATACGTTTAAATACATTATTGTGTCGGAAAAAAAACTGAAGTTTACAACTACTCGATCCGTCCATAAATCCCAATGTCAATAAACCTCCCGGTGAAGAATCTGTAGGTAAATTGGTAGAACCAATATATGCAAAAACAAATTCATTCATTGGGGTTTCATTAGCATCCACTGTCTTCATTCCTTTATCCTTAATGCATGAGGCAATCTCTATCAGTCCCCCCAGATCGGGTTTGTAGCACGATATCATGTTGGGAAACTTGGATTAGCTATTATATTCCATTCGCTCCATTTACCATTGTTTGCATTCATTGTACGAATAGCTAAGGCGCCATTCCCGGTCACTTGAAAAACACAAGCATTATTATTATCCATCCTAAATACTAGAATAAGACCACCTCCTGAAAGGTTGTCAGTAATGTCCGCACTAGGTCGGTATATACCGGTTGGGGCTTGTAGTATGCTTCCTTTATATGTACTTCGTGTTCTAAACCACGTATCATTTATTCCCAACAGTCCCCCCAGAACAATTTTTGTGGTTTATTTTGTAAATGCAGAAGAATTTTTTTAACTTTAAAAACAAAAAGTTGAGTATGTTAGAGAAGATCAGATATCGTTTAGTTTATAACCGGCAAAACAAGTTAAACCGACAGGGGACAGCCCTTGTACAAATAGAAGCCTATCTGAATCAGAGGAAGGTATACTTTAAAACCAATGTCTATCTAAAGCCGGAATGTTGGAGTAAGGATGGTGCCCAAGTAATCAACCATCCGCAGTCACAAGAACTTAATGCAATGCTATATGAGCATATATTGGAATTACAGGCTATAGAGTTAAGCTATTGGAAGAGAGGTCTTGAATCTAACTTATCCACATTGAAGGAAGCTGTAAGGAAGGGGGTAAAACCGGTTGTATCATTTCTAAAGTTTGCGGTACAGACGATAGAGAGTTCCGATAGGAAACCGGGAACCAAGGATAACATGCTGGGCACGGTAGCCACATTGAAGGAATTTCGGAACGTGATAGAGTTCACGGACATCAATTATACGTTTCTAAAGGAATTTGACGCATTCTTGCGTAACAAGGGATTGAAAGTAAACACGGTAGGGAAACACATGAGAATACTTCGTACCTTGGTCAACGAAGCAATAAATGAAGGTTATATATTACAGGAGGCATATCCATTCAGAAAATTTAAGATAAAGAAAGAGAAGAAGGAGCATAACTTCCTGATGCCTGCCGACTTGGAAAAATTGGAAAATCTTAAACTACCGGACAGGAAGAACAACAGCCGGCACATACTGGACGCATTTCTCTTCTGCTGCTATTGCGGATTGAGATTCTCCGATTTTAAACAGCTTACCTATAAAAATCTGATAACGATAGACGGAAAGGAATGGTTGGTCCTAAACAGCGTCAAAACAGGCGTAAAACTCAATATTCCGCTATATCTGCTGTTTAACGGAAAGGCACTGGGCATAATGCGGAAGTACGACAGCATCGAACAACTGGCTGCATTAGGTTGCAATTCCGACACCAACCGAACATTGCAGAAACTGGGAAGAATGGCGCATATCGGCAAGAAGTTCACCTACCATACCAGCAGACACACTTGTGCCACTCTCTTGGTTCACCAAGGCGTTCCGATAACCACCGTCCAAAAACTCTTGGGCCATACATCGGTCAAGACAACAGAGATATATTCCGAGGTGTTCGATGAAACGATCATCAAGGATCTGACAAGGGCTAACCAAATATATTCTAAGCGCAGGAATGTAAAACAAAATCAAATAAAATCTCAAAAATACCCGGAAAAATACCTCAGACAGTAGAAATCTATAGGAGCTATCTGTTTTATACTTGTTTTTCCGATCCCAATCCATAACATTCGTTTCCTGTCAATAAAAATACAAACTCGCCAGTCTTTCCGTTCTATTAATTCTTTTCATCCATCCTGCAAGTAAAAAATATTGCATTAATGGCAATTTTTTAAGAAGATTGGTTTTTGTTTCAAAATTGGCTCTCTATAACTAATTAATATAGTTTTCTTTTTGTATTTCGTTCTGGAATTGATATCTTTGCTATTGTCTTATCAGGAGAATGGGATAGAGAGTAGGACGTGGATTGAACGGCTGCTGTGCTTTTTGCTGGCGGCTGTTCTTTTTTTTGTGCAAATGTTAAATATTACACAATATAAGAAAATATATTGTGATTTGTTTTGCTAATACATCACAATATAGTATATTTGCATTGTGATAATAAAACAAATAATTAAAAGACAATAGAAGATTATGAAAGCGATAGTAGAAAATCCACTGATAAATTGTGAACCAGAAGTTTTACACCTTTTCGTTCAAATAATCAATGAGATAGCTTCTTGCATGTCAGAAGATGAATTAAGAGGTTGCATTAACTCTTTAATAGTACAATATCCTTACTTTAAGCTGTTCTTTGACTATGGTTTTGAAAACAATCACATGTGGGTTAAAGAATCAGATTCCATGGAAACATTGATATTTGTTGAGTTCTAAATCCGATATCCTTAAAAACAACAGGTAATAATAGAACCGGCGGCAACGAATAAGCGGCGTAAGACTATGAAGACAAAAATTCAATTTACAGATTCATACAGTGGTAGAGCAATTAATATAGTTATCAATCTTACTGACGGTGAAAAGGAATACTACTTAAGAGAAGATGACAAAAATGTCATTTATAACAAAATGTCTTCTTATCAGAGAGCAAAAATAGAATCATTCTTTGGAAAGATGAATGCATACTATACCCAAATAGAGATTTTATAAATAAAAAGTTAGGGCGACGAATTTCTTCGCTGCCCTAAATATTAAAATGTGGTTTAAACCACAATGACATTTTTAATGTCGTTTCAATCCACGCACCGAAGTGCGACTAACATCGTTGATGTTCGATGCAAAGGTGCAACTTTTTGAAATAACGAGCAATAAATTATAAATGTTATAAAACATATTAATTATGGCAAGAAGACGTTCTATTACCCTAGATCAAGAGTCTAGGGTATTGTCCTTATATAAGGACGGGATAGCGATCAAGGAGATAATAAGAGAAACAGGGGTACGGTCTGAGCAGACAATATACAGGATATTGGACAGCAATGGTGTGCCAAGACGTCCCAAGGTTAGAGGTGTGAAAAGAATACTTGTTATGATAGAGGAGGACGTGGCTGCTATCTTGGATAAGGAGCAATCAGTATCATTATATGTCAATGAGGCTATAAGATTCTATCACAGTAACCGGCATTAATTGCCGGTTATTTTTTGTAATAAGGGAAACAATATTTATCTTCACAAATCAAAGAAAATAATATAGTATAATCACAAAAACGTCACAATAAAAATAATGATTTTTTAAATATGTTATAATCAGTATGTTATATTTTAAATTTTAAATTTCCCAAGCTGAGGGTCGCGGGTTCGAGTCCCGTTTGCCGCTCTTTTTTATTTTTCTTCACTTTCCAATTCTTTTATTTCTTTATTGAGGAACACGGACAGGATGGTTCTTAAAACAACAATACCTCCCA